CATTATTATTTAATCCATTATTATTTAATCCATTATTATTTAATCCATTATTATTTAATCCATTATTATTTAATCCATTATTATTTATTTCATTATTATTTATTTCATTATTATTTATTTCATTATTATTATTACAATTTTTACGATGTAATGATAAACTTTGTCTGTGTTTATAATGTTTTCCACATTCACATGTATATACATGTTGTTTATTAATGGCGTTTTTTTGTAAACATTTGTCATTATTTATATGTTTACGTGTGATTAAGTGTCTATCCCAATCACTTTTTTTATTGCATGTAAAATCACAAATATTACATTTTTGTTTTTTGGCGTTTTTGGCGTAAAAATCTGTCATTATTGTCAATATAATATGTTGACATAAAAAACGCCTAAATAGTTTACTAAAAACATTAAAAAATTATGGTAACACTTTTATTTTGTAAAAAAATGTTTTTAGAGCATTTCAGTCACAAGTCGTTTTTTTCATTTAATTTCAAAGGAGCAGCGGCACTTTACCAAAATGGACATTTATAAATGTCCAAAATCGATTTCTGAATATCAAACTAAAAAAAAATATTTTTATGTTTTTATTATATAATTATAAATTATTGAAATAATTATTTACTGAATCTTCTTTTATATTATCTGGTGGATTTACACATTCAACCTTATCCCAATCAACGTGTATTCCGTAATGATTTCTACCAGATGGATAGCATATAATAAATCGTGTATTTCCTTTTATTGTAAAACTTACGCTTGCAAATCTTTCTTCATCGTATCTCCATGGTAAAAATGTAATTCCAATTGGTCCCGTATTAGTTTTTGTATTAACTGACTCGGTTATAGAATCTACTATAGAATCTACCATAACTAAATCCTTACGAAAAGGCAATGATATCCAATCACCTTTTTTTATACAACGTTTACTTCCATCTGATCTATATAAAATGAATGAATCGTGTTTATCATTATCAATCCATTCAGTTGTCCATGGAGGTTTTATATTATCTATATTACTTTTATTAGTGTCCATTATTATATAAACTAATAATGTTATATTTTTACATTGTTAAAAAATATAATATAATTATTATTATTTAATGAAATATGCGTCCATTCCCATTATTTTTTTAATGGGGTGTGATTGTATTATTTGTAAATGTTTTGATTTCAGTTAACCATTCATCAAGTGTATTTTTATCATTATAAATATCATTATTTGCATTAAGTACTAATATAGGATTTGAATTTTGTTCTAATAACCATTTTTCATGATACATATGACAATTATTTAAATATTCTTTTGGAATTGTTTCACCGTGTCTTGCCCGTTTTATAACTCTTTTATGTGAAATATCAGGGTCAGCTCTGACATAAATAAATTTCAATGGTGGAAAATCTTTAATAAATTCATGAACCCATTTACTATATATATTATATTCGATTTCTTCTATTTTTCCATCATCAAACAACATCTTCGCAAATACAGAAGAATCTGTATAAATACTGCGTTCCATAAAAATAAATTTATATTTTCCTTTTAATGCATCTCTCAGGATTGACAATCTAGTTATATATGCCATCATTTGAAACGAAAATGCATATTTTTTTTGATCTGCGTAATATTTTTCTAAAATTGTTTCACCTGAACTATCTTTAATCTGATTCCAAATACTAAGCGGTTCATCGATAAAACAAATTGATGAATCGTTTGAATGCATTTTTCTTAGAACTTCAAGTAATGTTGATTTACCAGAACCAATATTTCCTTCAAGAGAAATTATAGTTGGACTTGAGATATTGTCTGATAATTCCATTTTAGTTTATACTATATTTATAGTATATAACATAATCTTTATTTCAATTTTAATATTTATTAATTTGTATTATAATAAATATTAAAATTGAAATAAAGATTACATGTTATAATATATATTACAATAGTGTTTAACTACCAACAAACAGATATGAATTTTATTACTAAGCAAAGCAAATTAACTAAAGAGGAATGGACTAATATTGAAATTTCATGCAGCGAAGAAGAAAAACGCATTTTATCACTTATCCATGATGGATATAGTAATGTTAATATTATTCGCAATCATACAACATCTCTTGCATATCATATTAAAATAACAAATCCAGAAATGTATTCTTACTATTTGTATGTAAACTTTTTACAAATTTATATGACTGAATTATGTAAAAAATATAAACATCTATATGAACCATTGTCTGAAATTATTAATACTAATTCATTAAAAAAAATAGTAGGGAAACAACAAGTATTAAAAAAAGCAGATATTATTCGTATCGAAAATACATCAAAAAATATTAACGAATATAAAAGTACTATTTTTGAATATATTTTAATTGAATTATTAGAAAAATTATTTTCGAAAAAATATTCGAAAAAAAATAATAATGATTGGTTGTTTTACCTTTATACTATTAATCGTTTATTAACATATAATGTAACCTATATGAATTCAATATTATGCAATCAAATGAGAGAAATTACTACACATTTTATTAATGAACAAGATTGTATCGCCCAAATGCTTTCTAATAGTTATTCTCTTATTGAAAAAAATAACTACTTGTTAAAGTATGCAGATGATACATTATATGATCATCAAAAAGAGTTATTTACTCTATGTAAAAACCCTAATCCTAAATTAATTTTATATATTGCTCCAACTGGTACAGGGAAAACAATGTCACCAATTGGGTTGTCTCAAAAGCATAGAGTAATATTTGTTTGTGCTGCAAGACATGTTGGTTTATCTTTGGCGAAAGCATCCATTTCTATGCATAAAAAAATTGCATTTGCATTTGGTTGTAAAGATGCAGAAGATATTAGATTGCATTATTTTGCAGCAAAAGAATACACAAAAAATGCAAAAAGTGGAGGTATAGGTAGGGTAGATAATTCTCAAGGAGAAAAAGTAGAAATTATGATAAGCGATGTTCAGTCTTATTTATCAGCAATGCTTTATATGTTGGCATTTAATCCTAAGGAAAATATTATTACATACTGGGATGAACCAACTATTTCAATGGATTATAAGGAACATGAATTACATGAGTTAATTAATAAAAATTGGAATGAAAATTTAATTCCAAATATGGTTTTATCATCTGCAACATTACCTCATCGTGATGAAATTAATGATACTATTATGGACTTTTGTTCACGCTTTAATGATGTTGATGTTAATGAAATTGTCAGTTATGATTGTAAAAAAACAATTCCAATTATTAATCGTGATGGATTTACTGAGATGCCGCATTTCTTAGAATCAGAATATAGTAAGGTATTACAGATTGTTCAACATTGCAAGTCACATAAAACACTATTACGTTATATTGATTTGAACGAAGCAATTAAATTTATTATGTTAGTCGAACGTCTTGAAAAAGAAAGAGAGAGAGAAAAAAGAAAAGATTCCAATGATGAGTTGCGTGAATTGGGCAATGATGATACTATTATTATGAATAAACGTTATACAGTTGAAACATATTTTACTGATATTAACACGATTAACATGGCAAATATTAAAATGTATTATTTAGATTTACTTAGTAATTTAAATCCTGATACATATCATTTGGTATATAATGAAATTTATACAACGCGGAAAAAAACACAAGAATCAAACGTCAATATTGTAACAACCGATGCACATACATTAACCGATGGACCTACTATATTTTTAGCAGACGATATTACGAAAATTGCACAATTTTATATACAATCCGCAAAAATACCTAATACGGTTTTAAATGAGATCATGAATAAAATTATTTATAATCGTACTATTATGGAAAAAATTAAAATATTAGAAAAAGATTTGGAAGATGCAACTACATCTATGTCAAGTGACGGATCAAAAAAAGACAAGATAACGAGGGATGATAAATTAAGTCCCGAATTAAGGGAAAAAAAACAACAGTTAAATACAATCAGTTCACAAATTCAAACTATTATTTTAACGCCAATGTATGTACCAAATGCACGGGATCATTTATATAAATATGCATCTAAAATGAGTCATACAAATGCATTTACATGTGATATTTCAGAAGAAACTGTTGAAAAAATTATGCGTATTACAGATATTGATGATTATTGGAAACTTTTACTATTAATGGGAATTGGTGTATTTACTGAGCATAAAAGTGTTCGGTATAATGAAGTTATGAAAAAAATGGCAAATGAACAAAAATTATTCATGATTATTGCATCCAGTGATTATATTTATGGTACCAATTATCAATTTTGTCATGGATATATTGGAAAAGATCTTAATAATATGAGTCAGGAGAAATGTATTCAATCAATGGGTCGAGTCGGTCGTAATAAATTACAATATAATTATAGTATTCGGTTTCGCGATAATTCATTAATTCATAAATTATTTAATCATGATGATAACAAACCAGAAGTTAACAATATGAATAGACTGTTTAATACATTATAAATTAGTTTAAACATATCATACTTATATATTATAACATCTACATAACCAATAACAAATATGTCGCCTGAATATTTTGTTATTCCATTAATCATGAATCAAGCAACAAGTATTATTGAAACATTAAAAACTGGTATTATTATTTTTGATTTTTCAATTCTCCTTATTTTTATTTTTATGTTTTATATGACCGATATAAATTATATTAAACGATACTATTATTCTTGGAATGAAAATAGAAAAAACAGTATTGTCATCTGTAATGAACAAAAAGCGCGGTCTATTCGTTTTCGTGCAATTATGTATTTTTTGGCAAAACAAAACGAATCCGTGTATCGCATCCGCGAAGATACCGAATTTGATTGGGATGATTTAGAAAAACGCAGTGAATATCTAGTAGATCAAATGAAAGATTTTAAATTAACTGATACGATTCACGGGAAGATAAAAAATGAAGAAAAAGATAAAGTCAGAAATCCTGAAACAAATAATAATCTTGTTGTTGAATACAATACTCTTATTATTTTTTCATATAAACATAATTTAACCTATCTCCAAAAATGGATAGATGAAAAAGTAAAAGAATACAAAGAATATTTGAAAACATCGTCTAATGAAAAACAGTTATTTATTACTGTATCTAGTGATACGACTTCTGAAAAAGTAGGCAAGAATAAAAAAAAAAGTGGATTAACAATTGATTCGGTTGAATGGGATTCGTCTATTACATTTGAAAACAGTTATTTCCAAGAAATGGACGAGATTATTAAAAAAATAGATTTTTTTTTGAACAACAAAAAATGGTATATGCAACGCGGTATTCCGTACAATTTGGGAATTTTATTACACGGAGAACCTGGATGCGGAAAAACACGGTTTATTAAACAATTAATGAATCATACCGGACGGCATGGGATCGATATTAAATTAAACGATGCAATGGATTTTACGAATTTGCAAAATATCATATACAAAGAAGAATTGGACGATACGCATATTATACCACAAATGCAACGTATTTTAATTTTTGAAGATATTGACGCATTGGGTGATGTGGTGAAAGATCGTGATTTAAAAAAGGTAGAATCAGATACATCGTCCGATATATCAATACATGATTCACATTTTGTAAACCTTGAACTAGGTAATAATAAGAATAATAATAATAATAAGAATGATATATTGAACCAATTTTTAAAATTATCCAATGCATCATCATGCACACAATCAAAATATAATAATAATTTATCATATTTATTGAATATGTTAGATGGTATACATGAATGTAGTGGACGTATTCTTATTATGACCACAAATAAAATTGATGTTCTGGATAAAGCACTCATTCGTCCAGGTCGTATTGATATTAAAATTAATTTTCAAAAATGTTCATTGTATGATATTTCGAAAATGATTGAAAAATTTTGGAATATTGTTATACCATCAGAAACAATATTGCCAGAGATTGAGAGAAAATATACAAATGCAGAAATCATTAATATATTCAGGTCAACTGATGATTTTGAAAGTATTCGGAATGATTTTTGTATAAGCAGTTAAATAATAGTATTATTTTGGTATAGCTTTAAATGTAACTACGCTATCTAAATTTTGTTTTTTAATACGTCCTGTGATTTTTTTTATTAATGAACTTAATTCTTCTTCACCTTCCATTGTTTTCGTTTTAAACAAATTCCAATTACCCCAAATTTTTACAAGGCCGGCATCTTCAATTTTTTCGTCATTGATAAAAACATGAATATTGCTATATTTATTTTTATCAGTTTCTATCATTTTTGGTGTAGATTTTTTCTTAGGAAGTATGGATTTTATATATTCATTTGTGATTTTATCCATCTCACATGAATTGTATTCACTTTTATGTAATTCCATATTTTCGGAGCAACTTAATTCGTCTGGATAAACATCAAATGGTAATGGTTTCCCTTGATTGCATAATTTACCTAGAATTGTATCAATATTATTTTGATTATATTTTGTATAGTCTTCCTTTGAAAATGCGTCAACATATTCAGCATTTAATCTGGGTGATGTATTAAATATTCTATTAAACGCATCTGTCATAATACTTGTAATAAAAGCAATATATTTATCATAAATTTTTAATTTATCTTCTTGGTTTTTTAGAACTCTTCCTCTTGTGTTAAGAATATCAACAAGTGAAGAAAACGATTTCGCCTCATTAATTTTTTTTGCATTCCCAAAGTCAAATGTATTGTTTAATAAAATGTCTGATTTTAATTCTCCTAATTCATTAGGAGTTATGTTATCAACATCAAAACCTTTTTTGTCAACAAGTTCAAACAAGTAAATAACAGGCATTTGATTTTTTATATTACATGGATTATCCATAAAAAACTGAGAACTTGTGTCGTGGAAATTAAATGTATTGTTATCTTTCTCTTTTTTTATCTCTCCTGAAATAATAAATGTATCTGGAGTTTGTCCAACAGTTCTTAAACTAATAACATTATGTTTATTTCCAAATTCAATAGCGTTAAAGTATGCAGTTACCAAAGTATATTTATTTTTAGTGTCATCCCAAAATAACATAAAATTATGAATACCATCGGCTATAAGACTAAAATCGGCATTATCCTTTTCATTGAATATAAGAATCGGAGATGATTCTTCTGTTATATCTTTTAATCCGTATTTATATTTTAAATATAAATCATTATCATTGTCCTTGTCCTTGTGTTCATATTTGAGACAAGTATTTACTAATTCAACTTGGTTTTTTGGTAAAACCTTATTACATAATGTTTGATCTTTTGGTTTGAGGGATTTCCATACACGTTGTGGCGAAGAAGATATATCTATAGATGATGAACCAGAAGATGACGATGTATTTTTTCTAGTACGACTAGGACTATTACTAATTTTTTGTGGTTTTTTAGTTTTACGTTTTTTTTCAGGAGTATTACTCATTTCTAATATATAATTATATTTAAAATATAATTACACTTAAAATTTAAGGATTATCAAACGGTTCTAGGTCTTCTTCACTATCTTTAGTTGGTCCTTCTTTAAAAATAGATTGTTTTTGTCCTTTATATAATTTATAATTCGCGTCAATTGGATTTAAAAATCGAGTTAAAAACAATATTATTAATGAATATGCAATTACATAACGATATTTATAATTAGTAAATCCTACAATATAAATTGTAATAAAAATCAAAGTATACATAACTAGTTGTGCTATATTAAATATATTTTCTATATTTTTTTTGGTATTCATGCCACGCTCAAAATTATCATCTAAAAATTGAAAAAATACCATACCGCTATATCCAACTGGTTCAAAATAATATTCATAAAAATTATATTTTGTTTTATTTTTAATATACCAGTCAACTATTTTTTGAGGAAAAATATATACAATTGGAATAGTTGTAAAACATTTATAAGCATAATATGATTTGAATTTTAAATTGTCATTTAACGAATAATCCCACGATTTATTTATATAAATATTATTTATATTTTCTATTAATGATTTATTTTGAGTACTTGTAATATATGCTCCACCTCTTGCTAATCTTAAACTAATTTCAATAATTTTATTATCACGATATTGTGCATTTACTATACCAGTAAAATCTTTCATATGGGTATTTACCCAGTCAATTACATTAAATGGCGGTTTTAAATCAGAAGAAACTAATTTCCAGTCATCACTGAATCCATTTTGTTTATCAGAATATTTATATGTTATTTGATGAACTATTTTTCCTTGTAATAAAATAAAATCAGTCATACATTCATTTGCATCAATAAAATCAGACCACATCATATTTTTATACTCTATATGTTTAATTAATTCATCTTTATTTTTTATTTTGAAACAATTTTTTGAGGAAGCACTTAGATGCCCCCATCTTGGTTTAATAAAAATTGGAAAATCTACTTTATCTTCCTTTCCTTTAAGTTTTTCTAATCGACCGCCATTTAAACCTTGTGATTTTATAACCCATAGTTTATCATAGACATTGTGAAATTTTGGATATCGATTATAACACGCTTTATCATAAAATGGCATTTTATTTGTTAAATTTGCTACTTTATTATCTATATAAGGGTTAAAATAACCCATGAAATTGCACCAAGATTCTTCATATTTTAATAGATATTTAAATATATCAGACATTTGATAATATATATATTATTTATTTTTATAATAACCAATATATATATTTTATTATAATTTTATTTTTTTCAATTAATCATAAATATATAAAGTTTATTTATGGGGTTGGGGGCGGCGAGGGGTAAGCATCCTGACCTTGATCTGGAGGTGGAGGTGGAGGTTGATTTTGTTGTTGAGGTGGAGGTGGAGGTGGAGGTAATATTACCAATTGTGCTTGTTGCTGTAACATATTATTATGAGTTCTCAATAAGTTTTCTAAACTAAATTGATTATTATTTATGTCCATTATTCTATATGAAACCTGTTCTGATAACGTTGTCAACAACCTATTGTGTAACCTTAGTGTAAGTAGGGGTCCGGTAGCCATAACTCCCAATGTCAACATTGCATTTGCTTCATATCCTATTAATCCTCTAAATAAGACATTTGTAAAGTTATGCCAATGATCGCAAAATTGATGTCTAGCACCCAATCCCATGGCATTCAAAAAAGAAATTCCTAAATAATTACATTCACCACGTATTACTTGATTAATCCCCATCATCATAAAATCAGCACCATAGAATAACCCATATGAAATTAGAAGAGCATATAGGAAATAAATACCATTTCTTATATAACGCATAATTCTTTGTAATCTTAAAGCATCCTCTTCTATAGTAGGCTGTGCTCCACCTCTTGATTTTGATCTTGTTTTTAAATTTGACCTTGATCTTGTTTTTTTATAACTATTACTTTTTCTAGTACTTTTGTTTGAACTTTTTTTAGTATTTTTATTCATTTGTTTCATTAAAAAATTATAATCTTCGTTAAATTCTGTGATATTTTTTTCTGTCATAAATGATTTCCATTCTTTATTATTTTCTAATATTTTGCTTAATACCTTATTATGATCTTTGCTATTTTTAAAATTAGGTGCTATAGGATCTAATTCTCGAATATTTATCTTTATATCACTAAATAGTTCTTCTTTCCTTGATATATGTTTTGTTTTCATTTTTTATTATATTATATAATAATATAATAAATATTTAAAGCGTATATTATTATATAATAACAATAATATGTCATTTTTACTAAAAGCTGGTTATGATGGTTTTTATAAAAAAGTTATTAATGTATCTTTATTAAAAACTCATATATGGAATAGAGGGTCAGTCAGTGTTAATGGTACAAAATTTAATATTGATTCAAGTAGAGATAATTTAATTGAAATAGTTAAATATGATGATACAAATACATTAATGGTGAACAACGCGATTATTTATGATAATCGAAAATTGTTTACATATGACATTGATTTACAATATAATTTTACAGAACAACATGATTTTAGTAAAAAAAACATTTATAATTATATTGATTTTAATGTTATTAATTATGATGAAATGCAAAATATTTTCGCACAGAGAACATTAAATTAATAAAATAATGTGGTATGGTAGTATAATTTAAATATTAACAAAAAACAATTTAATAACAACATCATATTATATCTTATAATATTAAAGTTATAATATGTCTTTTTTGATTAGAGGTGGATACAATGCAATTCATAAAAGTGTGACTAATATTTATTTGAAAGAAACAAACAAATGGCGAAGTGGTATGATTACAACACACGATAATCAATATTTGGGAAAGATTGAACCAGATAAAAATACAGTATTAGATATGATTAAATATGACGATAAGCATTATTTAACATTAAATAACCGAATTATTCATGAGGATAGATTCCCAATCACATATAATGTGAATTTATTGAGTTGTTCAAAATCATATAATCACGGAATTACTGATATTGGAAGTTTTATTATATGGGATAATATTTGTTATGAAAAATTACAATGAACTCCTATTGTAAATTATAAATAGTTTTATTCATATTATATTTTTATAGTATGAATTTTTTATAGTATGAATTTTTTATAGTATGAATTTTTTATACAAAAACTAGTCAGTATACATTTAAACTGTATACAATTAGTTGGAGTAAGCCAAACCACCCATACCGGACATCACGCGGAGCACGTTGTAGTTGGTGGCATAGACACGAACCTTGGCAGTGGAGGTACCGGCAACAGTCGCGTTCGACAGGACAAGCTGGAGAGTAGCATTGTCAATGCGCGAGAAATTGCAAGATCCAGAAGGTTGGTGTTCTTCAGGTCGGAGGGCAAAGGAGTAGACGTTGATACCAGTGTCGGGGTTGCGAGTGTGGTGCTGGTAAGGTTGGACGAGGTCGAAGTAGGTACCTTCACGCTCGGAGAAGCGATCTTGACCGTTGAGCTGCAACTTGGCAGTGACAACGGGATTTTGACCCCAGCAGTGCATGTCGAGGGAGCTCTCGGCCATAACGAAGGTTCCGGCATCAGACACACCAGATGCCATGGAGTTAGCCATCATGGGGTAAGCACTATCGCCATCACCTCCGGACCAGTCAATGTTATCAGTGGCGGTGACATCAACGGCACCGGCGTCGTTAAAGAGACCAGTGGTATTGACAAAATCAGCAACTGACGCCTTTCCACCGAATGCCATAAGAGAATTGGGGAGGGCATCAACACCGTCAGTGTAATTGAAGGGTTGGGCGCCAAGAGCAGAGTAGAGGGTGGTTCCGCAAGTCAAGGACGAGCAGTAATCAACGTTGGAGTCGGGTTGAACGACGAAGACCAACTCCTTGCAGGGGTGATTGAAGTTCAACTTGATTTTGTTGGAGGAGGAACCGACGGATTCATCACCAGTAAACTGGAGTTGTTCGATGAGGTATTCGTGGGGGTTCTGTGCCATACGGCGACGCTCGTCAGTGTCCAAGAACACGTAGTCGACATAGAGCGAGGCAGCAACCAGAGACTGGTTGTAGGCATTGGTCACGCGCTTATTTCCGGTTGAGCTGCAACCAAGGTCAGACACAGCCCACAAGCACTCGTCAATAGGGCGGATGTCAAGGTTGATCTTGACTTCGTGGTATTGAAGAGCAATAAGGGGGAGGGCAAGACCGGGGTTACGGCAGTACCAGAATTGAAAGGGGACATATAAGGTAGTTTCAGGGAGGGCGTTACGGGGTTCGCACACTTGAGTAGGAGCAGTGGATTCGCAGGGTCCATCAACCGGCGAGAAAGAGGGGTCGGTAATGTAAGTAAGTTGGGTAGTGTTACCAATCATACGGTAATAACCGCGTTCCTGTTCCTTGGAAAGAGTAAGTTGATTCCACAAGTGCATCCAGTCACCATATTGGCGATCAATGCGCTGACCACCGATTTCAACTTCAACTTGGGAGATCATTTGCTCACCGGGAAAGTCGAGCCATCGTGCCCACACACCTTTATCGCTGGTTCCAGCCATATCTTGGTTAATTTCAGGCAAAGTCACCTGAAGGTAGGTGCGGTACGCCAAATCACCATTACGACTGATGGTGCAAGTGACTCGTCGACCGAAGTCGGCTTGACCGTTAAATGTTTGTTCAATAGATTCCATTGAAAAGTTAGTATGGCGACGATAAGTCACCTTCCAGAAAGTAATCTGAGGGTTACCAGTAAGGTAAACATCTTGAGCGCCGTAAGCTACGAGTTGCATTAATCCTCCTCCCATTGTGTTATACTATTGCTAAAGAAAAAAAAATTACGAAATAACCTTAAAATAAATTAAATATAGTTAAAATTATTTATTGAAAACCAAAATATTAATTTTAAATAAATAAATGTAATAATATAACTATTAAAATAAATACTTTATTATAAGTTATGGTATGTATAAATGTATAAATATATCAATTAGTTTAATATTTATTTTTGGAAATTTGATTCTATAAATTTTTGTAAATATGCTTCTAAATAAACTTCTTTTTTTCCTTCGTGTTTTTTTGTAAAATAAAATTTACCATCTTTTTTTTTAACAGTCCAATCGTTATTTAATGCGTTCCATATAAATGACATTTTTTGCAATTCAATAAAATCAATATTTTGATTATAGTCCATATTTAAATTCAAATCCATATTAGCAATAGAATAGAAAACATTAATTATTTCTAAACCAAATTATTAAAATCTTGCTTAAACAAACATTATATAATTATAATTATATAATGCCTTCTTTTAAACCAAAAAATATAAAAAAAATAGTTATATCAAAAAAAAATATAACAACAATTGATACTAAACATAAAGAAATAACACAAGAATTTAAAGTATTAAAGGAAGAAAGTCTTCCTGCTTTAACAATTGAAAGAAAACGTTTAAAACGAATTTTAAAAAAATCTCCTGAAATATCAATCGATGAACAATTAAATATTAAAGATAAAATTATTAATTTAAATAATCAAATAAAAATAATAAAAGAACGTGAAAAAAAATACTTGCTTAATAACTCTTCTTATATTTTTGAATATTTTGAAAATAAAAAAAAAATTGCAAATGGAAATAATAAAACAACATTATTAGATGACTTTTTTAAAATAGCACCTGATGAAACTAATATTATAGACAATGAATTATTTAATAATCGTAAAAATATACAAACTTATATGAGCAATGTAGATGAAAGTTTTATAGATATTAATCATTTTGTAAATGAAACTGATATATGCAGTTCATGCAATAAAGGCGAAATGATAGCAGTTGATTATGAAGGAATACTTATTTGTAATATATGTTCTACTAGTATTAAGTATTTAGTTGAAAATGAAAAACCATCTTACAAAGAACCTCCTAAAGAAGTATGTTTTTATGCATATAAACGTATTAATCATTTTCGTGAAATATTAGCACAATTTCAAGCAAAAGAAACAACTCAAATCCCAGATGAAGTTATAGAGAATATTATACAACAAATAAAAAAAGAAAGAGTCGATATATCTCAGTTAAATAATAAAAGAACAAAGGAAATTTTAAAAAAATTAGGATATAATAAATATTATGAACATATTCCGTTTATAAAAGATAAATTAGGAATTAAACCCCCTATAATGAGTTCTGAATTAGAAACAATGTTATGTAATTTGTTCATGGATATACAAGGTCCATATGCGAAATATTGCCCAGATGACAGAGTAAATTTTCTCAATTATTATTATACAGTCTATAAATTATGTGAGTTATTAAATCAAACTCATTTTTTACCTTATTTTCCTATGTTAAAGGATAGAGAAAAACGAATAGAACAAGATCAAATATGGAAAAAAATTTGTAATGAACTAGGGTGGGAATATATACCCACTATATAATTGTAATCAATTAAATATATTTAATTATATTTAATTGATAATTTATTCATATTTAATTAGTTTATACTATTTAAAATCCACCAGGAAAATTTACTAAATTTGCCCCTATACCAAATCCAGCACCAGAACGAGCACTCACACCCATACTTGGTACATACGTGTCTAAAATACTAAAGGTTGCAGCAGCAGTAAGTGCAATTAATGCAATTTCGTCGATTTTTAAAGACTGTTGAGGGATTGCAAATGCTGCGATAGCAACCATTAAACCTTCAACTAAATATTTAATAGCTCTTTTAATTAATTCTTTTCCGTCTATACCTAACATAATATTTATATTATTAAAGAAGAAAAAAAATATTATTATATTTATAATAAAAACAAAAAACTACTTAAACTATTTTTATTATTATGAATTATACAAATGAGTGATTCGCAAAATAATTTCCCACATAAAAATAATAGTGATGGTACAGTTAACCCAACATATGTAGATGTATTAGATGAAGATAAACCATTGTCTGGTCAAAAATTTGTATGTGTCTCTTTTATCTCTCCTGAAAAAATTTTGAAAAAAAAAGAAATGTATTTTTTTCAACAATTCCTAAAACAATGGGAAATGAACAAATCAATTGAGAAATTTAATCAATTTTTGAATTTTCTTTCATATAAGTATAATTTGAATATTGATGATATTTCTAAAGATTTGCAAGATTTCTGTAAGGATGAAAAAGAAAGTATTACTAATGCATCGGTAGAAGATGATTTTAAAAACTTTATTGATGTACATGAAGAGAAAATGTCAGACGATTTTAACAAAGAACACAATTTCCAAACTAGTATACGTGGACTTAAGATTCGAGGAAGTTATCCATCGCAAGAAGAAGCCGAAATGCGTTGTAAAATGTTGAGAGAAGTTGATCCAAATCACGATGTTTATGTTGGTCCTGTTGGAATGTGGATGCCTTTTCATCCAGAATCTTATAAAACCGGGCGAGTTGAATATATGGAAGATGAATTGAATCAAATGATGCATGAAAAAACCAAGAATGAAACATCGGCAAAGGTCGAATTTGATAAAAGAATCAAGGAATCAAAAGAAAAAGCAATGGAAGACAATAAGAAGAAAGCAATTGAAAGTGGAAATGTTCTCACTCAAACAATTGATAAAGATGGGAATTTGGTTAGTGTGAAAGACATTGATGAACATGGAGAAGAACAACATATTTCAGTTGCTGATTTGAGAAAAGAATTATTTGAAGGCGACAATGTTGTTACAAGTAAAAATACAGATCATGGTCTCGGCAATGTTGCAAAGGTGCGTGAGTTGCCTAAGGACATGTTGGATGCTCTTAAAGAAGTTGAAGAGAAGATGGCAGAAGAGAAGATGGCAGAAGAGAAGACGGAATAGATTTAAATAGCATAACTTTATATAATATAAAATATACATATTATATAAACATTTCCATATGGTTAATATATTTACAAGACGTACTCAACGAAATACACAAGATCCACCCAGTTATCGGTCTGCGTTTAATCGCATTACGCGTTCAAATAAAAAAAAACACAAATCTCAAGCAAAATCATATGTAGAAACAATTTCAAAAATATATAAGGAATTAATCGATTTACGTAAAAAATATGCCAAAACGGAAAATGCGGATGAAAAAGAACGTTTGAATATTATTTATAACGAAAAAGTTTTCCCTCCTTTGCCTATAGATGCGATAAGTAAACATATCACCCGTTTACAAAGATGGAATATAATTAAAACTGCTATTTTTTGGAAAACAAGTATAGAAAAAAAACCAGATATGATTTTTGAGAACAAAATTAATTCTGTTTTTTCATATGAGCAATTCAAAATCGATTTAGACTGGTTGATTAACCCATTATCTTATCGAAGACATACAGTAAATGATGAATATGATTCAAACAATTCTAATATAAGTGAACCACCTGCACAAATACCACGTAGACCATATGGAACTACACGAATAGAGTATCCTCCGCCACAAAATTTACCAAATAGCATCGGCACAGGAGAACCACCAGCGTATTCTAGTTTAAATATATCTAATGGTGGCACAAAATATTATAAAACCAAGAAGTATAATAATAAAAAATATAAAGGAAAAAATAAAAAATATACTAAAAAATATAAAGGAAAAAATAAAAAATATACTAAAAAATATAAAGGAAAAAATAAAAATATATACTAAAAAATATACCAAAAATATATACTAAAAAATATATTATAATTATTATTATAATATATAAACAGTGCGAGTGCAATTGATATTAAAAAATAGAATAAATATAGATTACCTGAATGGGAAGAAATATCGTTTCACTTAATGAAAATCACATATTTATAAAAATACTTTCTAATTTTAATAAAAAGTGTAATGGAATATATTCTGTAATCATCGGAGCAAATAATTCAGTAAATTGTGCCGAATAGCAAATCTTTTCTTTATCAACTGTATTTTGTCTATGCCCAGAAATAACAATGGTCTTCATTGGATCTAATTGAACCATTGGTTCTGTAAAATTATTTGTAAAACTCGGTTCTTCTCCTCGCGATAAACCGTATTCGTATGAATGGGTTTCCAAATACGCACGTTTATACGCAAGACAATTGTTGGTAGAATGCCCTTCGCCAAAACTTTTAGATTGGAAGAAGGTTTTGGTTAAATAAAAGTAGATATAAGAACGCGAACAACCGGCAATAAGTGCGTTGGAAGAAGAAGTAGTTAGCATATGAACGGCATGACTAATACGAGTCGGTGGGTAATAATCATCATCATCCATACACACAATAATATCTCCACGACATACATTATTTCCATTATTACGTAAATCACTCAAATAGCGTGGTTGTGTTCCCAAAAAGGTATTGTAGGGAATATATTTAATATTAAACGGTAATGTTTGCATATCAATATGCGAAAACAGATACGTTTCATTTGCAGTTGCCTCCGCTTCCGTTTGACTGCCTTCTACAATGACCCATTCTACAACATTTTTATAAATTTGCTGTTTGATTAATCGTGCTAAAACGAGCATACATTCTCGGCGCGAATATTGGGTAACAGTAAGAATGGAAACGGTTGCGGTAGATTTAGATGTAGATGTAGAACATGACATCTTATGTATTATACTGTATAAGTTATTGATTTATATATAGTATAATATTTAAATCAATTTTATTTTTTTTAAAATTAATAGGGTGATTGCATGCGGTTAATCAAATTATTACAATAATCGTTACATTCGGTAGATTTTTCCCCATAATTATTATTACAATCGTAATCAGGTATATCAAGATTACACTCATATTCCCTATCCCCCCCTATCTTATACTTCCGATATGTCTTACGTTTCGTGCTTTTTCTCATACTTTTCCTACCCTTTCTTGACCGTCTAACTTTTTTAACGCGGCGACTCTTTTTAACTCCTCGTTGGTGACGGCGTCGTTTCGTTATAGGCATTTTTATTTATATATTAACTAAATAATATATTATAATTAATAATATATTATAATCAATAAACTATAGTATTATCTTTCTTAAACCAAACAAGAAAAACAATTTTTGCATGCCTTTTTAATTTTCGGTTGAACCAGCACCAATTTCACGCACATATCAAAAAGTCGCTTAAATTGTTCTTTTTGTTCGTCATCTTCCGGAAACAATTTATAATGCGTCATAATATACTCATACAGTTCATTAATTTTTTCCGCCAATTCTTCAATTGTCATTTTTGGGCTCGCCGGTGCCATTAATAAATCCGTAATCAATAACATAATTTCTGGAATATCATTCTGGTCAATTTTGCCGTCTTTCATGATCGCCGTAACAGATTTTTGAACACGTAAATGAAAATCAATCAATTCTTTCGTTTGTGCCATTTGTATAATATTATGTAATAATCATATACATTATATTATTAAACCTAACGCATTAGATTAGAAACAGACCCGACTGCTCATTGAGGGTATTCATTACGCTCGAGAGTGTTTCCGAATTCGTTTTGGAACCATTCCATACACATTTTGTCCTTCTTTTGCTTAGCGAAATCTTGAATATTGCCTCGCATATTTTGAAATTTGCCTTGCATATTTTGAAATTTGCCTTGCGCATTTTCACGTAAACCTTGCGCTTTTCCACTTAAATCATTCAATTGCCGTCGTCCGTCGTCGAAAGCGGTTCTCGCCCCTTGACCAAAACTATTGAGTTTATTTAAAAAAGTACTCTTTTGGGGGGAGGTGGCATCATTATTATTATTTTCTCCATCCACTGGCGGCAACCCTCCCTCCCCCCCGCGTCTTTTTGAACCGCGTCTTTTCAAACGGAATGTTTTTGAACCGCGTCTTTTCGAACCGCGTCTTTTCGAACCGCGTCTTTTTGAACGGAATGTTTTTTTTAATGATGCCGCACTTTTTCTTTTTGTAGTTTTCCTAAACCGTAATGTTTTTTTACCACCCATGAATTATTATATATTATATAATTATAATTATTATAATTATAATTATTATTATTATAATTATTATTATTATAATTATTACTATTAACATCATCATCATTTTTTTGTCGATATTTCCAATCCTCATAATAAAATATAATATCTCAGATGAAAGAAAACCATTCCCTCCAAGACGTTCATTTACCCAATTTAGGAAATAAACCCTTTCATTAATGTAATCTCTCTTTCTTGTGTTTCTATGATGTCCTCTGCTAATTTTTTAATATTTGGATTAGTGGATTTATTATGGATATTATGTGATGTCGTTAACGCCGTTGAATGATGACTTATCATACGCCGTAACCATTGATTATCATCTACTAAGAATTGGTTTCGTAATAATAAAACACTAAACGAGAGAGATAATGCTAGACCAACACCAAATATATATTTATTAAAATGCCCCATAGAAAAATAATGAACTAATTCATGTGCCCATATCATATTTGCTGCCATTAAAAATCCACCATAAACAAGTGTTGCCGATAAATATAAATCACTAAAACGAAAAGCAAGTATATTCATTGGATTAAATGCAATACCAACTAAGGTCATTATAATAAACTGTATTAGTTGCTGAGACTTATAATACTTCATTGATGTAGAATATATATATATAATATATATAATATATAAAATATATATATGTATCAAGAACAATTCTTAATCAAATCAAAATGGATTGTATTATTATTAATTATTGTTTTAGTTAGTATTAACCTTTTTGTAAAAAGTAAAAAATATACACTCTATTTAATTATTATAAGTATTATAATATCATTAACATTATTATACATTTTATTTGTTATAAATCAACAACCTAAAATTCCATTATTAAAATCAAGTGAAGTATTGTCGCCAAGTTCAGGATATATTGGAGATATTTTTCATCATAGAAATGGAGAAAAAACAATAATGTTTAATTTATCATTTTTTAGTAATCATATACAATATATTCCATATAAAGGTAAGGTTATAAAAGATGAATATATTCAATCTAAATATTTAAGACCTAAAAGAATGTTTACATTACATCCTGGGTTATTTCCTAACTTTGAAGAAAGTATTCGTGACAATGAACAATATCAAACAACTATTTTAACTGACATTGGAAATATATCTATTACGCGTATTGCTGGATTAGTTGCACCAAGAGTTCATTCATTTATAAATAATAAAAAATTTGTAAAACAAGGAGATGTAATGGGTGTTATTATATTTTCATCTATGGTATTATTAACACTTCCGTCAAATGTAAAGTTAAATATTAAAAAAGGTGATACTGCTATTGCCGGAGAAACAATTATTGCAAAAATATATTAAAAATCGAATTTATTTTCGTTCAAATGATTTAATATAAAACTAACATATTACAAATAAACCGTAATGATTGAAAATATGCATTATACATTAATGTATTGTGCAGAACACCACCATGGTTGCATGGTACAGGGATGGCATGAAGCAATTCCCGATGGATTTCGTCTATTAAATTCACCATATCCAAATGATACGCATCGTTGGGCAATGATGGGTGTGATTTATTATACGAATTATTTGGAAGATCACGAAATTCCCAGTGATGTGCCGGTGGTGGCAATTGTACAAAGCGTTAAGATTACATATGATAGTTATAAAGGAAGTGATTTTAAATTTCATTATTACCGTGATTGTATAACGACAGAAAAGGGACAAGAAATCTATTTGGATGAAGATACTCCATTATATAAATGGTTTGATGATATTTCAGATTAAATATAAATTGAATGTGAAATTTGTTATATGAATGATGTAATATAATAGACAAATGGTTAATCAAATTAGTTTTCGTATTCTTTATCACGTGCAAGTTCTCTTGAAGGTACACCCCCTCTAATCCAACCTTCGGCAGCATTACTTTCTATTAAATTAGCAGGATTGCTAATAGTTCCCTTAAGCGTTGGAATCATAGGAGTTAATGAATAAGGTGCATAACAAATTTCACTACTAGGATTAACTGTTTTTTTATTGTTAGCAAAATCACCCTGTTGCATTGAAGATTCTAAAGTAGGGTCGCATTTACCTCGTCCTAAAAACGGAACTGTTAAATAAGGACGTTCACTTAATGAAATTCTGCATTTGGGTTTAGAAATACTATTGATTAATAAATCTGAACTTTCTTTAATATTAGAACCGCCGACATTTACCTGATGACTTCCTGTAAAATTAATACTAGGTTGACTTGTTGCAAAATCAATTGCATTTGAAATAGGACAAGAAGGACTATAACTATTTAATGTATAATTTGCGTGTTCAGTATTTTGCAAAGAACGTTGACTAAAATCAGTTACATCTTCGCTTAATCTTGTACCTTTATTAAATTTATAATCAAATACAGATGCCATTATATAATATGATTAAATATAATAAAATTTAATTATTATATTTTAATTATTATATTTTAATTATTAACCCATCGTGTTGGCATACCTTTTAAACAAGACATTTCATTATTTTCTGACTCTTTGCATGATGTCATATCACCGTAACAATATTCAGCAAATGATTTTTGATCATTTGGAATAGTTGTGTTTGGCATAGGATGCCATGCATGCATTGATTGTTCAAAATTGAAACAATCACCTAAATCTTTGAATAATTTTTCTTCAATTGATGGATCTTTAAAATTGTCAACAATAAATTGTTTGGTTTTATTATTAATATCTTCTTCTACTTTTGGAAAAAAAGATGGTGCAGCAGGGTTACGATTTGGATTTTCATTAATTTCAGGAAGTAAAACATTCATCAATGGATTCGATGGTGTTGGTTCAGTAACAGTAGGTTTTAATAATGTATACATATCATTATCAGTAAAACTTTCCTTAATTGTATTTTTATTTTTCTTCATTTTGTATAATACAATAATTGATCCTAAAGATAAAATACCTGATAACAGCACTTTATTATTTTTTGTAAATAAATATCCAATGAATGTCAATAAAATAACCATACGAGATATAGAGTTTAATTTCTCATTAAATGACATTTCACGACTAGGCCATATATTAGATATTTGATCTGTTTTAAATAAAATATTTGGATTTTTTAACCAAAAAGAAGTAGTCATTATATATATAATCATAAATAATTTATACTATAAAATAATTATGATTATTTTAATAAATAAAAATTCAATTAATCAATTTATGTAAATAATCAGTTATTTTTATTCTTCTTCTTCTTCTTCTTCTTCTTTTCGGAATTTACAAGAGGTACCTGATCGCGTGTACTTCTTTCTTGTTTTTCTCCGGTTGAAAAAACCAAATTTTCCATAACTTCTAAATCTGTATTATTTGATAAACTTTGATTTTCGATTGATTGTGCTGCTGCTGCTTCTGCTGCTGCTTTTTTTTCATTCATTTTTTTTAATAATCGTTCTCTATTTTTTGCTTGATTTAATTTAGTATTTAAATTATTTTGCATTGCACCTACATTAATTTTTCCACCTCCTTTACCTCCTCCCATATTTCCAGCTCCCCCCATATTCATTCCCATTTTATTTAACATACCTTGTATATCATTCATACCAGGCATGTCTTTCATTTTTTTCATCATCTCACTTGCTTCTTCTAGCAATTCACTTTCAGTAACATCTCCTGATTTCATTTTATCATCGAGTTTTGAACCAACATTTTTTACAAGACCCATTAATTTTGTAGGATTTTTCATAAACCCCTTAAATACATCATTAATCGATCCGGGGTTCTCCATGTTCATATCTAATTCACTTGCGGTTTCTTCTGCAATTTCTCTTGCCCAGTTTCCAAGTTTACCATTCATCATGCCACTAAGATGTTCGTGAATATCACTTGGATTCGGTAAATCGTCTAAATTAATACCTGGAATTTTATTTTTTTCGGATTGTTCGGATTGTTCGGATTGTTCGGATTGTTCGGATTGTTCGGATTGATCGGATTGATCCTTTGGTTTATTGTCTTTAAATAATGAATGCATCTGATCAATTGTTTCTTCTATTTTACTTTTAAAATCATCCTCATTAATTGACTCAAATAATTTAGCTGTATCTCCAAATGTATTTCCATCAGATATACTAGATACAACATTAAATAAAATTAATTGTAAATACTTCCAAATAGTTTCACGTGTTTTATCTGTAATATTTTCTTTCCATAGAATACCAAAATCAATACCTGGAAGAAATTCTAATTTTTCATCATTATTAAAAATATCTTTATTTTGATAAAGAATGTCAAAAAAACATTTTGGATATACAGTTCTACAAAATGTAAATACATATCTTAATGATAGTTCTAAATCATCTTTATTTTTTTCAGAAAGTAAATTTTGAAGATGCGGATGCAAATTTTGTTTTTGCTCTGGGAATGATAATAATAAATCATTTGTCATATCAACAATAATTTTTTTAAAATCATTTGGAATTGTTATTGTATTTGACATTATATATTTAATTTAAATGCGTTATATTTAAATCAAACTTTAATATTAATTATTTATATTATTTATTAATTAATTAATAATTATTTATAATATAAATCTGTTAATTTTTTAAGATTTTTAAGATATTTAATAACAGTTTTTTTATCATTATCACTCATATTTTTTACAGGATCACGCAATGCTTCAATTTTTTCAAGTATTTGATTTTTTTCATTTGGGTTAAATCCATGTATTTTTCTATAATCATTTTCTAAAAAAAATGTTAGATCTTCTTTTTCAATTTCATTACCATACAATAATACAAAATGTTCATTAAACATTTTAATTAATTTGTTTGGAAAAATTGTAATAAATTTTTTAATTAATTTTCTATTAGTCGTTATGTCAGTATCATTTGGAAAAACTCGTTCAACGTCCATAACAAATTCTATAAAATGTGTATTAAATGTATCAATAATTTGACTTTTATCCATTTCTACTTGATAATATATATTTAAATTTAATATTATTTAAACTATTTTTTATACAATTATAATAATTATCTTTTGTTTACATCCATACTTCGTTGGTTCTGTAATTGTTCCATTGATACTTCACCAATTTTATCTGGCGTATATGTATCCGGAGGAGTTTCAATTGATCCATTATATTCAATATCTGCATAATGATGTGTTTGCCTCATACCTCCATTGCCTTTTGCAGATAAGTCGTCTGAATTTTGATCTAAAAAACTAAAGTTATCTGAAGCAACGCCAAAACCATCCCCATTTAAAGAAAATGCTAAAGGTTCTCCATTCATTTTAACTATTTCGTTTGTATGGTGATTATTTTGAGAATCTAAATGTTGATTAATATCTTTGCCAAACATAACATGATGACCTTTATTTAATAATAAAAGTGCTGGAACTTTTGTTATTGTTGGAGGCAATAATATTTCTTGTCCATTTTCTAATATAACATAAGTAGCACCGTTTTGTCCTTTTTTGCGTTTATCTATATTAATAAAATGCATATCTTTTTTTGATTCTAATTTTGATACAATTTGTAACAATTTACTACAATTATCACAATAATTACTATAATATAAAATGGAACTCATTATATAATAAAAAATTTTATTTTACATTAGAAATAAACTAATTATTTATGTTTAATAATATAAAATAAAATTGATTTAACAAAATAATATATGTTATTAATATATAACACATAAATAGTCATGAACCCGTCTATTGATAAAGTCTCAACTGATAAAAGTAAAATGAAGTTTACACTTAGTGGTGTAAATGTTAGTATTGCAAATGGATTACGTCGCGTAGCAAGTGAATTGCCAAGTGTTGTTTTTCGTACATCTCCATATGAAAAGAATAAATCAACTTTTATAACTAATACAACCAGAATGAATAATGAGTTACTTAAACAGCGATTGAGTTGTATACCAATTGTTGCAAATTCTAGTAAGTTTCCAATTGATGATTATATGCTTATTGTTGATAAACAAAATAATTCAAGTACAATAGAATATGTGACTACAAATGATTTTAAAGTTATGAATAAAAATACAAAAGAGTTAGATGAAGAGTTGAAAAATAAAATGTTTCCTCCAAATCCACTTACAGGAGATTTTCCAGAAATTGCACGTTTACTTCCACGTGTATCAGAAACAATTGAAGGAGAACAATTGAAGTTTACCTGTGATTTTGATATTGGCACTGAACAAGAAGATAGTTCATTTAATGTTTCGTCAACATTCGTTTATGGAAACACAATTGACGGTGCTAAATCCAAAAAAGCATGGGATGATAAAAAGAAAGAATTATCTAAAACAATGAATCCAGATGAATTAAGTTTTGCTGCAAAGGACTGGGAATTATTAAATTCTCAACGATATTTTATAGAAGATTCATTTGATTTTACTGTTGAAACTGTGGGTGTTTTAACTAATGCAGAAATCGTTCATTTATCTGCTCTCCAAATGATTCTAAAATTAGAAAAATTTAAAAATGAGATTCAGTCAAATTATAGTATTATAACTCCGTCAAATACAACAATTCCAAACAGTTTTGATGTTTTATTAAAAAATGAAGACTATACCTTAGGTAAAGTAATCGAACTAATACTATATAATACACATTACAATAAAGGCGTAACATATTGTGGTTTTCGTAAACCACACCCGCATATTAATGAATCAATTATTCGCATTGGTTTTAAAACGCCAGTTGATACAGCTATTATAGTTACATATTTTGTAAATGCATGTGTAGAAGCAATTCGTATTTATAATGATATTGCAAAACCATTTGAAGTATCAAAATAATAATTTATTTCACCATAATAACATATAATATAATATTTTATTTACTATATTATTTACTATATTATTTACTATATTATTTACTATATTATTTACTATATTATTTACTATATTATTTACTATATTATTTACTA